ATCATCAGTGTGAGGAGATCACGATGTGTGTTGAAGAATACTAGACGCATGTAGAATCCATCGACAGACTTAGGTAGTAGGTATTTCTACTGACCAATGGATCTGCCGATGGATCTAAGCACCTGGCTGATGTGCTGCTTTACAGCAGGATGTATCTATGAGTTTGTAGTAAGTGAGTGGTGATCAGATAACTACATAAAGGCGCCCCGCGTTAGCGGGACCGGGACACATTCTCCTCCCATGCTTTACAAGGTTTCTTCGCTATGTAATACCGGGCCGTGGTATCAGCTAGGCCATACTCACGAGCCACACGATAAGCCTCCTTTGATTCTGTGAACTCATCGACTGTTTCGACGGTGTTGCTGTTGTCTCTACGCTGGATGTAATACGGCATAGGGTTACACTCGGGAGAACACATAGCTGGCATTACCATCTACGGTGAACTCATGCTCTTGATCGTAGCCATACCATTGCTTGTTCTTCTGGTAGATACCAGCGTTGCAGAACTCACGCAGGATTGCGTTTAGTCTGCTCTTTGTAGTTGTAGTCTTCCAGCCGCACGCATTAACTGCGACGCTGTTCGGTTCGATCTGCGCGATGTGATTCCCGTGTAAGAACACGGAGATACGATCAATCAAGCGAGCACCGTGGGCGAAGTAAGTGACTTGTACTTGTGTGTTGTCGCACTTCCAATCTTTACGATTGTGGATTGCGGCGAGCATCTGGCGTTCGATTTGGCGCATGGTTCTAGAAAATTAGTCGAGGGTTTCGTAGAAGGTGATGATGGCTTCAAGTGCGGGGAGGATCTCATCCTCTATACGATGTAGAACATCTGTAGGCATGTTCTCATCACGCACGAGTTGTTTGTACCGTGCAAGTGCATGGTACGTTATGGAGTAGCTATCCAATTTATAGAGATCGTAGGGAAAGTTGTTCATGATGCTGTTGGTGTGATTATGTACGGGCGCCCCGCGAAGCGGGACAGGTTCAATCCTCAGGCCATTCGTATCCGTCGGGTACTTCCCACAGATCGCCATCCTGATGCAGTCGCCAGGTTACACCATCACTGACTATGTGCGCATTGTTTAGGATGCTTTGCCATGATTCCCAATACCATTCGTGATCTGGGCCAGCTTGGCAGATCTGTACATCTTTAAAGTCAACACCTACACAGTTGGCCCAGTGTTCGTCAGCATCGCTGCAATACATCTGCGGGATGTAAACGCCGTGGGAATCGAGAAGAACTAGGTTAGGTTCGTACATGATCAGAATGTGATGGATTGTTTGAGAGGGGAGAATGTTTGTTGTCGCAGTAGTTCGAGCATCTGCAGATGTTCTTGCGCCCAGTCACCACCAGGATGATCAGGAGTTTCGTTAACTAGCTGCAATAGATCTTGTTCGTATGCGCAAATCATACGACGCATGAAGTCACGATCTAACAAAGTTTCAGTGTCGTACATGATGTAACTAGGTGAAGTCGGCAGGGATTGAGCGTACAACTGTTGACCAGAAGCTGACACGTTCACGCTTCCACAACTCAAACGCATCCTCACGAGAATGGTGTGCGTTGTACATCCTTTGGCGTGCACAGTGAGCGATGTTGTACCTGCGAAGGTTACACAAGTTTGCAGCAGGTTCGTACTCGTACGTGCAACCGTCAGTGTCGGTGTAAAGAGTAGGCATGGCGTTAGTTTGTGTCAGCTACAGAGTGAACGGAGATGTGAGTAACCTGGCACATCGTGTGCGTAGTCAGGTGAAGGAAGTGTGCGCAAGAGTTCCTTATACTTTGCTACGGAGCAGTCGATTCGCTCAGCGTGGTAGGCATCAGTACGCCACACACCGGGGACAGCATGATGCCCATAGTATCCTTCATCCCACGCAGCGATAGGATTGTTATCGTCGGGATCAAGTAATACATAGCAACGCTGAGGGTTGCCGTTAACGTCATTGTTTGCGCAGTAGTGAATGAATTGTGCCATGATGATGTCAGTGTAATTGTGTGAGTTGGCCCCGCGTTAGCGGGATGGGTGTTTACTTAATGCCGGTGATCTCTTTAGCTAGTGCATCGACAAAGGTCCACACCATGTGGTTGATCATTCCGCGCACACTTGTGCCATTCTTTGCGAATCTAGCTAGCCAAGCGTCGCCGTACTTGTCGTAGAAGTAATCTTCAATCTCATCCTCAAACTGTAGGAAGAACTCCCACGTGTCATGGTAGTAGGCAAGCTTATCTGGAGCCATTCGCATACAACCACGCAACGCAATGTCTTGCAGTTGCTCACATGTATACATGCCAGTTTGCTCATTCGCCATCCATTCGATTGCGCGTGGCGTGATGAGTTCAGTGCTGCGAGTCAAAGTCATAACAATCCTCACGATAGAGTGAGTGCTAACACAATGAGGGTAAGTCCCTCATGTAACTAACCCGAACTGATGTACAGTCCGGGGATAGCTACAGGAGAGAATCAACGCATCAAATAAAGATGCGCGTTTGCATCTACATCGGCCTGCGTTAGTTCGAGTCTGTCTGCATCACAACTCTCGTTAATGTCGTGACACCAGAGCCAGAACAAACGCTGTACATTCTCTGTATGATTGCACAAGTCACAAGGTTCCCATGCACCATAACCTTGCAAGTGCTCGCGGATTAACCATGCTGGGCCATCGAAGTTAAGCCGATCGACCCAGTAAACTACAGCCTCATCGTTAGAACCTTGTGCGCTACAATCAATAACAGCTTCTACAGGCGGCGTGGCGATTGCACTGCGATCGTTAAACCATTCGTTCTTGAACATGATGTTGATTGCGATGGGTTAGTTAGTTTCAAACAGTCCAGTTAGGACGTGCTACACGAGAGACGTAGAAGTAGGCTCTACCGTGCTCGCCGAACTGATACTCTTTGCACATACGATCAGCTTCAGAACGTGAGTCAAACTCATCGACTGTTTCGTGATAACGGCCAGCTTGGCGGTTGATGTAGTAAGTCATGGCAGGATTGTGATGGGTTAGTTAAAGAACTCAGGAGCAATAACGGCCGAGGATAACGTCGCCGTCGTCGCACAACTTGATAAGAACTCCGCTGAAGTAGGAGTCAGCAGCTACACCGTGCCAGTCATACATTGGGCTGTCAGGTGAAGCGTTGACTCGCATGAAGTCGGACAAAGCGTAAGTGAAACCTTTGTAAGTTACAAAGGATTCATCCTCAAACTCAGTGTCAGTTAAATAGTCAAACTGCTTGCGAATCTTTGCAGCTTGCTTGTCACCGACAAAGAGTTCTAGTGTCAGCCCTGACATAGGCTGACGGCGTTGATTGTTGGTCTTGATGTTCATAACATTCACCAGCTACATGGCTGGCAGCTAACAACAAAGAGGGAAGAATCCCTCACCTAACCGCGTGGCTGGGGGAGAGAATCTAGTCTGTGATCAAGAATGATCAAACGTGATCAAACTTAGTCACCATCCTGACAAGGCTAGAGCCTAACTGGCTCCGCCCCAATACAGTTCAGGCTTGGCACCTGAAACTAAATTGAACGCATTGTGTTAGTTACAGAGCACAATTTGCCCACAATTTGCAGAGTTTGCATCGCCATCGCCGGATAACGACCGGGTGAGATGCTCGCTCAGCTATGTCCAGCGTACCTGCACTAAGGACAGATACTCTGGACAAGCCTGCACGCGGACAAGTTGCGACTCTGTAACTAACGCAAGCCACGGTGACGACTACCGTTGCGTCGCTAAATGTAGAGAACGACTCTACTGACCAGTTCTAGTTACAAACTGCTCACCTAGTTAAAGGTGGCAGCTGACAAGACAGCCGACATACAAACAGTGCAGAGTGTCTATCCTGCCCGCTGACATACGGGTGGCCTACTCAGTTCGGCTACATGGTCCGCACTGTTTGTCTGAATTATGAAAGAATAGGCGCGGCAGGTTTCGTACTACCCTCACAGGGTTCCTACTACGCGCACACCTATTCTGTTTTCAAGGTTCTCTCACCTAGTTACCTACTACAACTCCCGCCGCTCTCGTTCCGGCACACCATGCCTGCCCTTGCCTACACTTCGGGGAAGTACTCCCTACCATCAGCGGCAGACGCGCGGGGCCAGTTCGGCCGTCGCGGGAATCGGTTCGGTTGTCTAGGTGCCCTGGCGGCGTGGCTTGCGCCCCGTCTCTCCAGTGACCCCAATATGGGGCCAGGGGCACCACTAGGTCAACCCCTCCCAGCCGGTTGTCACATTGGCACACAAAGCAAGGTCTGCTCTGTAGCTAATGGAAAGCGCGCAGGCGCACGCGCTAGCACCACGCAGCGCCTTTCGTCAAGCGGCTTCACAGACTGAATTCTGTTTAGTTAAAGGGCACACCCTGCCCCCAGAGTACAAAGAATAAAACAGTGGAGCAGTTTGTAATAGATAAGGATCGCTATGTAATTCAAATAGCTAACTACACGCGCACGCCTGCCCGCAATCCTGCCCGCAATGTCCCTTTTTTTTAAATGTACGCGCTTGACGTCGCCGCCGGCGAGATGCTTTTGTGAATCTTGCTGGAAAATTGGGGGTAAAACTTTTGGTATCAGTATTTTGGCAGTAGTCGGACAAAAAAAATCGCCCGCGTGGGGCGAGAGGTCAAACTTTTTCGGCTTCTGTCAGAAAATCTTTTAGGAATCTGACGTAACTTCGTAATAAATCGGCTGCTATAAGGTGTTTTGTGTCGTTTGAGCTAAAATAAAATGCGTTGTGCTGGTCAACGGCGTCTAGTGCCGTCTTGATGACCCCGGTCCAAGGTTCTCGGATGGGGTTGTTCCACTCCCGTGCCACGGAAGCGCTGCGTAGTACATATAAATGCTAAGACGGATAGGTTAACTACAGTTTTTCGAGTCGAAAGTGGATTTCGTCGGGGAATTCCGGGAAGAACGCCAGCGTTGCGGGACACAACCAACCCTCTAGTTTGTTCCATGTGTACCAAGAACCTCCAAACGCATCTTGAACTTGCTTTAAGACGCCGTGGGTCAATGGAAACTCTTGTTCTGCGAACAGAATGCGGTAGTTTTTTCCCTCTTCGTACAGGTTTTGTTCTTTTAAAGCTGTGTTGATGATTTCAGGTACTCCCAAAACGAAGGGTTCATGTAGCAATTCGCGTTCTTTGTCGGTAAAACACCACGTTCCGTTGAATTTATAGATTTCGATGCTCAGCATTGCGTTTGCCATGTGCGTTTGATGTGATGCAGTGCTATGGTAGCACGGGCAACGCGCTGCGGGGGTCGGATATTTATAGAATCTTGGTATGATGGGTAGAGATTAGCGTTTGGCGTCGTGACTTCGTCTGGTGTTGGGCTTACGAACCCCCGTACACCGATCGAACGACTGCCTGAACTAGCTCGTAAGCTTCAATCGACGTATAACGTCGATCAAGATACACTGCGCCAATTTTTATTTGAAAGCGCGTTAAGCGAAGGGGAGCTTGAGGACGCTCTTTCTCAGATTTATCCTGACGAAGATCCGGATGATGCCGCTCGAATGGCATCTGTCGCTGATTTTCCGGATTACATACCTTTTGAAGGGTTCGATATTGACCCGGACCAAGAGCAGTTAAACGCTTATCGGCTTGCTGCAGAGAGTCCTAAAGCCAGAGCGTTTGTCGAACAAAACAACGATTTAGGTGATCTGTTGCCTGGCGGCAGCGTGGGAGCTGCTCGTGATGCGTATCTGCAAGCAATTAACTCTGGCGCCTTGACGCCGGAGCAACGCGAAACACTGCGGTATGCCGGCGAATCTAGATTTTTATCTGATGCTAATTACAATGCGGATTCTGGAGAAGCTCTAAATAACTTGTTGCAAGCCTACACAGATAGATTTAATACAGATTACTCCGCTAATTTAGAAAACTTTGCTGATATTTTAGAACAGGTAGACGAAGTTATACGTCCTGTCGAGGCGGATTTAGGAGCCAAGAATGTTTCTCTGCAGTACGCCGATAGTGACACTCGTATCCGCGATCCTTTTGCATCCCGAATTGATCGCGAAACTGTTCAGCCCGGCTTGCCTTTTGGGGGTGGCGCTGAAGATGTTAGGCAGCGTCTTGATGCCATACGAAATACTCAGCCACAGACTCTGGCGGAACTGCGGGCTCAAGTTAATGAAATTCGAGGTCTGCGTCAGCGCGTAGCTCAGCAAAGAGCTGTAGAAGGTTTTCCTGTAGAGGGCTCGGCTGTTCTGCCGCAAGTGCGGGACATGATCGCTTCGAACCCTGATATCAGCCCTTCTCGTATTGGTTACTTATTAAGTGCTGCCGAAACTGCGGCACGCAACCCTAATCGTAATTCTCTGTATCAACTCCAGCAGAACTTAAATCAACAATCGCCTGAGGAACTTGATGCGCGAGCAACGCTTCGAACGACGCAGATGAGCCCCGTGGAAATGGATCCTCTTATTTCCACAGCGGGCGGTCAGACGAGCATCCCTGGACTTGAATTAGCACTTTCTGAGACCAAGGAGAAAGCTGCTCAATCTTTGGTTAATGAGCAGGCTAAAGAACTCAATAAGTTTGTCGAAAAGTACCCGGAGATTGGTCCTTATCTGCAGGGAGTTTTGCAGAACCCAACCCCCAAGATCGAACGTAATCTTGAGAAGCTCGCACCGTATCTTGATCTGGAGCAAGAGATATCGAAACCGGAAGCGCGTCAGAATATTTACAACCGTGCGATGAAAGAGCTGGGAGTTCAGCCTTCGTACTTGTCGCAGATTGAGCTGGACTATACCAGCGGTGAGACCAGCAAGCAGAAAAAAGCTATTGATCGTCTGATCCAAATGGGTTATGGCGACGAACTGCAGGCTGGTTCAGCTTCTGCTGTTTCTCGCCGGATGCCCGTTGTTGGCGGCGGTGGTTACGCTACGGGGCAAGAACTTCGAGATGCTTTGTCGACTCTTCGCCAACGTGCTATTGAGTTTGAAAATCTGACGAACACACCGGCTACTGCTTCAGTCCGTCCTAGCTCGGGTCCGCTGGCTATTCGCAATCCAAATTTAGACAAGATTCCTTCTACGGCTACATTCTCTTACGACCCTGCCACGAACACCGCTCGTCCTGATCCTGCGGGGGAATACGGCATTCGCGTCAACACAAATATCGATCCGGTTCGTTTCCGATTAAGCGAAGACTTTGGCGGCCGTTCCGAGATATCGCGAAATGTACTTAAGTTCTTACAAGACAATCCTGTAACTCAGAGGTCTAGTGTTTCGTTTGAAACCGCCACTCCTACCTCTGGGTATGACTACAGCGCCAAAGACATCCCGGCGCCTGTGTTTGAACAGATGAACAAGTTCATTACAGAAAATGTGTTGCGGAATATGCGTCCGGGGATGATTCTGGAGAGCTCTCCCCTGGGTTCAGGTGACCTGGCTCGCTTGAGGGAGGACCAAGGTAAGTCCCTTAGCGAGAGTTCAATCCTGCGTCGGCAAGAAGAGTTTAAGGGTCAGCTGCCCAACCGCCGTGGCGCAGCGTATCGGTCTGTCGGATTCGGTCCGCTGACAGCTGAAGGTAACCAAATGCTGTATATGAATAGCGAAGGTAATATCGTTCCTCTTCAAGCCACTCGCCCCGCAGCTTCGTTAACTGGCGATGTCGCTATTCAAAACAACCCCTTACGTGCGGAAGTCACGCAGTCGCGTGAACCTTTGACCGCTAAGTCGTACTACTCTATGGATCCTGTGTCTGCAGCTGCGCAGGGTGCGGGTGAGTACGTTCGGGCTTTGCGCCGTACACCGGCCGCACTTTTACCTGGCGCTGCGGATCTGATTCCTAGTCCTGAGGCTATTCAGACTGGCTACCGTGAAGGACTCCAGCCAATGGCGGTTCAGATGGGACGCGAGTTTGTTGAAAGTTTGCCGCAGGCGGCTGCATATTCTGCTGCTTTGGCTGCTGTTCCGGTATTAGCTCCCGGTGTGGGAGCAGGCATGGTCGGTACCGCTGGAGCTCGGGCATTGAACGAAGTAGTGCGTCAGGAAACTGGAGAAGGCGTTGTGCCTAAGTTGCGTCAGGCTCTCGGTACTGCGCCTCGAACCGGCGTGGCTAGTCCCGCACGTACAGGTCCGCAGCCGTTAACTGCGCAGATTCGTCCCCTTACGCAGGCACAACGAACCGAACAGCAACGTCAGCAAAATCGCTCTGAGGCTCAGCGTCGTCTGGATTTAGCTCGGGAGCGGTTCAACCCACGCCGAGGTGAGTTTGGTTTGTCTGAGCTGTTGTTTGGGCGCTAAACTGTAAATACTGCAGTAACCGTCATGCAAGACCAGCTCGCCCGCGATTTTCTAGAGCAAATGCTTGCGGAGAAAACCTCCGTAGCGGGCGGCTTTCCGATGTCGCAAGAGGAATTTCAGCACGAAGTGACCAAGCGAATGGATCGCGGTAAAGATATGCAGAAGGTGTTACGCGAGCAGTTCGGCGTTAACAGCATTATTGAAGGAATTCAAAAAGGCATCTTCCCCGCACCCCCGCCGCTGCGTGGCGTGTAAGGCGTTAACTAACAAAAATTTAATACTTAGTGTTTCACAGTAAACCGTAGCATTAGTTACAAACTCCTAGCGTATAGGTAGCAGCTAAGGGATCATGACGGCTATTACGTATCGCGGTGTTACATATGACCGGGAGGAACATCAAGCCGCGCATTTGGCTTGGTGGGCACTCGTCCATCGGGCCACGCTGTGGCTGACATACCGAGGCATCAAGTATCGCCCTTGCTTAAATAAGTCAGGACCTTCGGTTTTTTTCTGATTTGTACTTTCGGAATGCTAGACTGGGTTTAAATTAGAAGGGCGATGACACGCGATTGGAGTACCGCTAGAGAATTCGGTCGTTTCTTGCAGCGCACTTTACTGCTGCAAGAAGCTACTCCGTCCGATGTTACCGGTGATGATGTTACGTTTTTACTTAATGTAAATGAGATACAAGCCGATGCTCAGCCTAAGAAAGTAACCATTAGTGGCATAGGCGAAGCTGTTAAACCTTATGTTATAAGTGGATCAAATACTGAAATACAGTATAATGCTAATGGTACGTTTGGTGCAAGCTCGGACCTCACCTGGGACGACACCGCTAAAGAGCTTGGCGTCGGCGGTGACATCAACCTGGACGACGGCGGCACCTATGCCACCACGCTACAACTGATCACGCCCACCGCGAACCGTACGATCAGCTTCCCGGATGCCACTGGCACCGTCGGTTTGGTGGGCGGCAGTAGCGGGCAGCTTGTCTATAACAACGCAGGTGCTTATGCCGGCGGTCCTCTTTACGACTCCACTGCTGGCACCCTCGGCTACTCCACTGGCGGCACGATCACCCAAGAAACCAGCAAGAGCACTGGCGTCACACTGAATGGTGCCTCGGGAAGAATCACACTTAACGCTGCAGCACTGAACGCAGATACGACGGTGAGCTTCACGCTGACGAACAGCTCGATCACCGCCAACGATCTTCTCGTGTTGAACCACGTCTCTGGTGGTACAGCCGGAGCCTATCTACTGAACGCACAAGCTGCTGCAGGTTCATCAAGCATCAACGTCCGCAACATCACTGCGGGATCCCTTAGCGAAGCCATCGTCATTGGTTTCGCAGTTCTGAAAGCCTAAAGGAGCACCATCATGGCCCAATTCACGATTGACATTCCCGACGAACTGCTGCCTGCTCTGGTGGCCGAATTCGCCTTGGTGCAAGGAAGCACCACTGCCACAACGCCTGAAGAGTATTTCGCTGGCAGCGTGGTTGAGACTGTTCGGCAACGCGCTGAGATCTACAAGGTTGGTCCCTATTACGTCGGCCCTGTGGATCCGCAATTCAATGCTGATGGCACTCTGTTTGGTGTGATCGAGCCCGACCCGCTAGACACAGACACTAATGAGCCTGGCGAGGTGACTGTATGACGCTGAAGATTGTCAGCAGTTTCAATGGCGTCAGTGATCCTGACGCTGCCGCCTACATCGAGGCCGTAGAAGCTGCCGATGGTGAGCTGCTGGAGTTTGCTGTCGGCAAGGCAATCAATGATTTCGTGCTTGGTTGTAAGGCGGATGGCATCTGGAACGCGATCAAGGCGAGCTGCATCTTGGCTGGAGCAAGAACGCTGAGTGGAGCGTTGGTGCCGCTGGCTGGGACTGCACCTACTAATTTCAACTTTGTGGCTGGTGATTACAACCGAAAGACGGGGCTGGTGGGAGATGGGAGTACAAAATACTTGGGTAGCAGCAGAGCCGAAAATAGCGACCCACTTAATAATTGCCACTTATCAGTATATGCAAGCAAGTTGCACGAAACGTTTAACGGAGCTGGTTACATCGGTTCAAACACTCATAACCTGACTGGATTTCCTACGCTTTTTCAAACTAGATACGTGTCAAAGAATTCATCCGTCGCCAGAAATACAGGAGGAATAGTGACGGGCGGCCTTCAGTCTCATTCTAGGGATAATTCACTTAGCTATAAATCTCTTTGTAGTGGAATTCCCAACGGGCTCAGTGACCCGTCCGTCTCTGAGTCTTCGCAAGAAATTTCTGTGTACAAATTACCTGTTTCGGGACTTTATTCCAACGCCCGCCTCGCCTTCTACAGCATTGGCGAATCCCTCGACCTCGACCTTCTCGACAACCGCGTCACCACGCTGATCAACGCCTTCGGAGTAGCAATACCATGACCTACACACAAGACTCCAACACTAATCACCCTCGGGAGGTGATGCCATGAGCCCGTTGACAGAGCCGACAAGGATTGTTCTCCGCAACGGCTGGCAGCCGATGGATCCTGACGCTGCCGCCTACATCACTGCAGTTGAAACCGCAGACGGCCAAGCCCTTGAGGAGAAGGTCAAAATTGCGATTGATAACTTTGTGCTGGGGTGTAAGGCGGATGGCATTTGGGATGCGATCAAGGCGAGCTGTATCTTGGCTGGAGCAAGAACGCTGACTGGAGCGTTGGTGCCTCTGGCAGGGGCGGCCCCGACCAATTTTAACTTTGTTGCCGGTGATTACAACCGGAAGACGGGGTTAGTGGGGGATGGGAGTACGAAGTATCTGAACAGCAATCGCAACAATAACTCTGATCCTCAAGACAGCCAGCATCTTTCTCTCTATAGCCTAAACAGTCCAGGAAGTGGCATTATGGCATCTGACGACAGCGGTAGCATTGATGGGATGTCTCTCGTAGCTGCCAGCAACTCTAGAAGCAGGACCAACATAAACACCCTGCATACAGCAACAACTCCATTTAGAGGCGTAAGTCGTTCGTCCAGTAGTTTTTTTAATTACAGAATCAACAATTCCACGTCGGCTTCTTCCGTTGCCTCCGCAAGTCCCACCAGCTCACCTATCTTGATACACAGACTCAAGACTATTGATGGGACTCCTGTTTTTTCCGCAGCGAGAGTATCTTTCTACAGCATCGGCGAAGCCCTAGACCTTGCCCTCCTCGACGCCCGCGTTACCGACCTGATCAACAAATTCGCGGAGGTGATCCCATGACCGACTTCCTAGACGACGCCACTACGGGCCCTGCGGAGGTGTTGCGATGAGTTGGATTATTACGGGGACGCAAAAGAATAGTTTTTCGCCCCTAGACCTGCCGCTTGCTTTGTGGCTTGATGCTACGGACGCAAGCACAATCACACTTTCTGGTGGTTCGGTGGTCCAGTGGAACGACAAGAGCGGCAATGGTAGAAACGCGATACCCCCTGCTGGGCGGGCGCCTGACTACAACGCAACAGGCTTAAATGGCAAGGGTATTGTCACATTTAACGGAGTTTCGCAGTATCTCAATACGGCAGACTTCTATCAGGCAAACTGGTATATCATTGTTGTCGGCCGGACAAACAGTACATCTAATAACCAGGCCATCCTGGGTAAGTTTGACGGCGTTTCCAACAGGGAGTTGCTGATGCGTTTCAATAATGCCAATCAACTTTTTGGCCTGATTAACCCAATAGGAACGTCCGGCGCTTCTAATACGGTTGTCACCACTGCGGCAACTGTAGGTACATCCTTTGGAGTATTTGGCTATTACAAAAACGGCTCAAGCTGTGAGCTAGGCATAAACGGATTGATTGAGACGGGCAATTTCAATACGTCAACCGTCTATAACGGCGACCGCCCGCTCGGAATCGGCGCTGACGAAGGCTTAACAGGAGGCGCAGCGTTCTTGAGCGGCTCACTGCAGCATATCGTTATCACCCAAGGCGCACCATCTTCCGCCGACATGCGGAAGCTTGAAGGATGGGCTGCATGGTCAGCAGGACTGCAATCCCTATTGCCAGCCAACCATCCGTACAAAACAGCATTTCCTGTTCCCTAGCCAGCCCCACTAGTCGCAATGTCTACTGTATATGAGATCTAACTATTTAGGCGTTTATATGAGTTGGAATGCCGATGGAGAGCTCGAAATCCACTGAAGTAAACCCGTTTGAGCGTCTTTACACCGCAAAATGGAACGTTCCTAGGGCTGCGAAGGCTTTAGGAATGACAAACGAGGAATGTAAGGCGCTATTTGCGGAGTTTTGTAGGAAAAAATGGGCCGCTGATGCTGAAAATGCGGACTAGGGGCGCAAAACGGCCGCGTTGGAAGCGACTTTGGTTTAAAGCGCTCGGTGAACGCGCGTCTGAGTGTGATCGGGAGTCCGATACTGTCGCATGGATACGTACTGGCATATTTTTAAGCTACTTTCTGACAAATTTGTTCATTTGTGCCGGCGTGGCGCAGCACTGGAACAATTAATTAGCCCAGAATCCAGTCCAGAAGCAGCTGCCACCAAGGCTTGCTCTCGATCTCTTCCATTTTTTCTGTTTCGCGCTCGTAGAACACATCGATAAGCTCTACGTCCTTCTGGCGGTCGAATTTAATGCTGCCGAGCTTACGGATGTTTTTGTCGTTCAGCTTTAGCTTGCCTGGCGGCACAACATCAATCTTGTGCCCCAGCAACTTCATTATGCGTATTGTCACCGGCAGAACGTATGTACCGCTGATTGCTGTGAAGCCGGTCATCAGCTCCTTGCCGAATTTTTCTTCGTCCCAGTGGGCGTAACGGGTTGCTGGGCCGTACTCCAGCTCAATCTCCATGTCGGCTAGTTCAGGAACTTCATCAATGTACTTCTGATGAAACCTGCCTGTTTCTTTGTCGTATAGCTCTTCTAGAGTTTCCCAGCCAAAACCAAGCCCGTGGCCGATCTCGTGGATCATAACGACGGAGATAAATTCGGTGCCCCAGAGCTTTGTCGAGCTGTACTCAATCTTGACGTAACGTGTCCCGTTTTCTTCGAATGGTTTGTAGGTCCGGGCGATCGTCGTCGTGCCGCTACCGTCGAACACGTCGATTTGCAGTACGACGTTTTGTTTTGGGGTGATATGGCCGTTCCAGAAATTACAGGCTACTTGAGCTGACTTAACAAGTTTTTTGTAATACAGCTTACTGTTTGCTTTGAGTCGGGCGGCTCCGTTGCCAACGAATGCGTATGTAACTAATTTGGCCACGGGGATCTCCTGTGTATCTTTATCTTAGGTCTGGACCGGGGTCCTCTTGGCCTTTTGACACGGCGACCGCACGTTTATAAAAGTGCGAGTCTGTTTTGCCGGCGGCTTCTAGGGCTGCTTTGACTTTGAGCCAGTTCTGGCGAGTTCGGTCGTCCATGACTGCGCCTCGGGATAACGCTGCGGCATTGCGTTAGTCGAGAGATGCGGCTTCTTGGCGTAACCAATCTGATGTTTCACCCGGATCTAGGTCTAGGTGTTTAACGCCACGTTCCTCGACTTCGTTGGCAATTAACTCCAAGATAGTCTTTATTTGGGCATTTGTAAGACATAAAGGATACAGTTCAGGATTATTTTGTAATTTGTGTGTGAGGCTCATTTGTTGCCCCACTTGTTTAGGATTTGTTCGGCATATATTATGTGCATGTATCGCATTCTATTTGGGTTTAGCCAGACCTTGTCCCATAGGTCGTTAAGTTCATCTTCTGTTGGATGTTGTTCTGGGTGGTCGTTTAGGTAGTCACGGCACCGGTCGGCCAGACAACCCAGGGACAAAGGAGGGTTTGTCTTGTCGACTTCTTCGATCAGCTCCCAGAGCAGTTGACGCAGCGTGGTCATTTCTTTAGCCTATCGGCGGCGAGGATCAGTTCGGCAAACGCACGCAGGTTGTTCATCTTTTCCTGGGCGCGTAGTCGTATGTGATTTGCAACGCGTTGTTTCTCGTCGCGTTTTTCCTCTGTTTCCGAATCGCGAATCCATTTTTCGGTTTCTTCGGCCGCGCCGATGTCGTACAGCTCAGGCAGGTCCCAACACGAGGCCACGCAGAGACCTGCTTTATTCGCGGCTTCGATCAGTTCAAGGTCGGACATAAGCTCCTCATTCGTCTGTGAGTGTAGAGGTTTTGTCGCAAGTTTTAGACCAAACGTCAGGCGGGGTCAGGGATTCCAGTTCATCGGCTATGGCGAGCAGTTTGTGACGGATGCTTTGTTCGTAGTGGTCGCAGCATGAATCCAAAATAGGTCGCGCTGGCGCTACTTGGTACGCTGCGGCACGTATAGCGCACGCAATACGATACATGAAATAGGTTGTCGGACGCCCGTAAAGGTCGTTTGTTGCCGCTTTAAATACTGCCTGCGCGGCAGGGGACAGCTCAGTTTCCAAGTTCCAGTTCATTAGCGATACTCAGGATCTCATAGAGAGCGTCTTTGTACCCCTCAACGTAGTGTTGATGGACGTAGTCGATGTCTTCGATGGTTTTCTCTGGGGCTGCTTCGTTGACAGCAGCACGCAGGGCGGCGACGATGGCTTTGAACTGAGGACCGGGCACACCGTCTTCAACCCAGTCGAATTTGCTGTTGAAAGATTCGAATACTGACCTGGCAGCGGGTGAAAGTTCAGTCATGGTGATAAGTGTGTAGAACTAATTAGATGAGGGCAGTAACTGTCCGAAGTTTTGAGGGTGGCGGCGTTTGACACGTTAAAGTCGCCGCCTTTATCTAACCAGCGGAGGCACTCGTGTCGTTGTTCGCACGAGCCATCGTGACATCGAGTGTAATCACGAGGCAGCGTGGTTCTAATCTGTCGGAGGCTTTTCACTGAATCCCCAGAATTGTTCTGCTTTTTTGGCTTCGTACAGAAGCCACTGACGGGCGTCTTCTGCGGTGTTTTCGTAGACACCGTGTTCGTCCTCGCCCGACACTACGATTTCGCCGGCAATCAGGGCGAGGATTCGACCGATCTTCTGAGGCCAAACAGACCCGTAAAGATCCTCCGAATCCCTGATGAGTTCAAATAGATGTTTCTGTGTCGTCATCGGATTCGGGCAGATCTTCCAGCAGTTTAAGGTCGTACTCTTTGGTTACTTTTCGCATGTCCTCAGTAGAACGTCCTTCCCGAAAGGCCAAGTTGGTAGCGCCACGCATGATGCTGAGTTCTGAGAACCCCATTGCACCCATGATCTTTTCGAACAGGGCGAACCAGCCGTGGGCAGTCATGTCCGCGAAGTCAACGCGGAATTCGATGGTGTGTTCAGGCAAGCCGTCGAAGGTTTCGTCGGAGTCAAATTCGAGTTTGATTGTGGCTTCGTGTTTGGGGTGCATGTTCATTTATCTTTGGTGTTTTTAAAGTTTTCAACGGCGGCTAAGGCAGATGTGATGAAATTCAGGCGTGGTTCTAGATGCGCTTTTTCCTGATGCAGGAAGGCGGTCAGATCAAGGACGAGATCTCGGAATCCTTGCTCGTCGTCGAGGTATTCGTAGACGCAGTTTTCAAGGCGCTCAAAGCGGCTTTGTTTGTACTTTGAATCAAAGTCTGGGTCGATAAACATGTGCTTTTGGTGTTACTGTTTGACAGTCCAGAGCTGCCATCCGCAGTATACGCCTTTTGTCAAGCCACAGGCGTTAACACAGGCGTCAACGGCGTTTTTAACGTCGGGGTGTCCGTAGTCGTCGAACAAGACAGCGCCGCCGGATTTGACGTGGGGCACGTACAGCATGATGTCGCGCATAACGGAGACTGTGTCGTGTGCACCATCGATGTACAGGATGTCGATGCCGTCTGTGAACTCGGCCTTGAGGTCTGGGTATAGGTCTTGGGAGCAGCCCTTGTGGATCGAGATCTTGCCGGGCCAGCGGGACTTAGCAGCGTTGGATCGGGCGATGAATTCGATTCGGTCCAGCGTGGGATGCTGCTGGGGGTCGTCCTGTTGTTCTTTGGAGCCGGTGAACGGGTCGATACTAATCAGGCGGCTGTAGGGGTGCTCTAGCAGGGTGTCGGAGAACCACACTGTCGAGGCGCCCTCATAAATGCCAATCTCGACGATAATTCTTTGGTCGAGTGGGTTAAAGTGTAGTTCGGGTACTTCAGACTGAGATTTGACGAGGTCCCACGATTTGATGAGATTTTGAACCCAGTCATTGTGAATGTTGTACTTTGGGTCTAGACTGTGCGGCACGGGGGTAGAACTTGGGTAGTAGCAGTATGATAAACGAAACAAACTCAGGCGGCAAGGAAGTCAGTCTTTTAGGCGTGGATGTAGACGCGTACACAAATGTCGAAAGTTGTGACGATGATGCGGTTAAAATAACTTCCGTGTGGGGAGATACATGCTGGGTATCTTCGTATCATTTAGTGCGCGAGAAACAATTTTATTTTGTTCGGCGAGCTATGCAGAATGGTTTGTTAAAGCTTTAGTCTTTTGTTAAAATATTGAAACCCCGGCGGTGCGCTAACACCCCAGGGCATGACCACCTGCTTTCCCAGGCGATGCCTAAGTATAGACCCATGCCGCCGCTTGAGCGGCTGAATGAGCTGTTTGAAGTTGTCGAGATTCCACCGGATAAATACGGGAAGTGGTCGGGGTTGATACGGAAAATCGGTCGCCAAGGAGGAGGTAAAGCCGGCAGCGTGGCCGGGAGTCTGCACCCTTCTCCGAGCAACCCGGATCGATTCGATTGGACGGTTACGGTTGACGGGGTTTCGTACGTCGCATCACGTGTTGTTTACTACATGGTACACGGTATTGACCCTGGGGATGCTCAGGTCGATCATAAGGACCAGAATTGGTTGAACAACAACGTGTGGAACCTAAGACTGGATGTCGACGGCCGTATTCAAATGGTTAATACCCCGAAACCGCGAGACAATACCAGCGGCGTTGTAGGCGTATCTTGGTGTACGGCAAGGAGGAAATGGCAGACGGCGGTACTTATTCGAGGTAAACGTAAACACCTTGGTTACTACATTTGCAAAATCGAAGCCGCCCGCGTGGTTCAGGACAAGTGGATCGAGCTCGGCTGGCATGAACTAGGCCGCAAGCTACCTGATCTTAATAAAATCGACTGCGAGTGTTTCGCTTGTAGTAGTATGACGATATGCCCGAGTGACCCAGCGGAATGAGGTACTCGACTTAAAATCGAGCAGTCGGCGGTTCGAATCCGCCCTCGGGTATTTATTTACACTAAATTACATGGAAACGCACCCTCTCCTCAAGTACACGGCTCTTCAGCTAGCCAAGACTCACGAGTCTGACGACTGGTATTCGTATTTGCCGGAATCCCGCGTGGTTTTGGAAGCCGTAGCTGACTGGGTTGAAGCTTTGTATCGAGACGCTCACGCGGACGCACTGAGTGACGATTGTTGGATTACAGTTGCCTTCCTACGCGGCATTTTAGATGGAAGCGATCCAGGAGCAACTGGATAAGCTTAAACGGGCTGAGCACGCTTGTTTAGAGTGCGGCAAGCGGTATGGGGACTATTGGGCTCCCGATCCAGAGTTCTTTAAAGCCGTCTGTCCTATCTGCGAAAAGTCTGGATTGATTACAGACGCTAAGCACTTCGGGTACTTTTACAGAGGCTTATGTAAACTTCGTGTTCACAAAGCAAGACTAGAACGCAGTGAAAAACAACGACGCCAGGCTGCTTGAGTTAGGTCTGTACGCTTTCTGGCACGAAGATTTTAAGGACGAGGTCTTGGATTCCCCTGCCAGAATGGCAGCTGCGTTTAACATGCTCAGGGACAATGGAGGTTTCATGACGGCAGTAGAACAACCAAACATGCGGTTCAGTGTGGGCGATAGGATTGCAAAACGCACGTGTTCCGCAGGGATGTCTTTGCCTAATAAAAAAGGTGTTGTGACTGGTTTTAAGAAGACGTTAAGGAGGGACGGAAAACCGCAATGGCGGTACATCGTTAAGCTAGATAACGGTAAAATAGAAGAGTGGGTTCCGGGCGTCGTGTATTCCTGCGAGGACCCCAAAGCAGATCGTGTTGCTTTCACATGACGGAGAAGTGGGACCGCAGGTTTCTGGACCTTGCCAAGCACATCAGCGACTGGAGCCTCGATCCCTCCACTAAGGTCGGCGCTGTCGCAGTCAAAGACCGGCGAGTCTTAGCGACCGGATACAACGGTCTACCTCGTGGAATCGCCGATCTACCAGGGAGGCTGAACAACCGAGACGAAAAGTACTTGCGCACGGTGCACGCAGAAGCGAACATCGTTGCGCAGGCTGCCCGGTTTGGTATCGACTTGTTTGGGGCCACAGTTTATGTGTGGCCGTTTCTGCCTTGTTGCAACTGCACCACGCTGATGATTCAGGCTGGTGTTCGGCGCATCGTTGTGCCCGAGCTGCCTATACCGGACCGCTGGCAATCGAATTTCGATCTGTCTGTTGACATGCTGCGCGAGTCCGGCGTGGAGATTATGCAGCTTCCTGTCGAACAGCAATAAACATATTGTCGTAGCCCTTGATGTTGCCGACTTGGTAGGGCAGAGCGTTCATTAGATATTTAAAAAGTTCAAAGCGCTTTTGGTTGTGGGCGCCTGGTCCGTTGGACTCAAATAAGATTGGCGGGAACTCGCAGCGCTTCAAAGTCTCGCGTGCACCTTGAATTGCTTCGAGTTCGGCGCCTTCGACGTCTAGTTTGATCAGGCCCACGTCGGACCATTCGAAGTTGTCGATGTGGATGGTTTCGACGGTTTCCTTGGATTTGATCTGGGCTTCGTCTGGTTTGATGGTCGAGGAGCCGCCGCCGTCGTCGCTAACTACGTATAGCGTTGTGTCGCTGTATGTGAACTCGTGGTTGGTCAAAGCGAAGTTGTGCGGGGTGATGTTGGTTTTTTCGTTGATGTAGATGTTGCCGCAGAGTTGGAAGTAGGTGCGGCGCTGAGCTTCAAATGAATCGACGTTTTCGAACAGGTCGGACAGCAGAATACTGTATGCGCCCATGTGCGCTCCGCCGTCGATAAAGCGCTTGGTGGGGCCGGCGAACTGTTTACAGAACTCGATGAGTTCGCGCTCAGGAATGCCCACGCGGAACATCTGGCATAAACCCGAATCGTCCTCGTTCATGAGGAACGCTGGTTTCGGCGTGGGGATGATGGTTTTGTTCTCGGGACCCCAGATGTATTTGGTCATGAAGTTGTTATTTGTGTTAGTAAGATAGCACAGTTAGTCGTTGTTGGTTTGGTTTATAATTGAGGGAAAAGGTTTAAGGCGCAGCCATCAGGGTTGGAATCGTCAAGCACGTTTACATCTACAATATCCATTTCAACGGATTTTATGATGATGTCGTACTCCAAGGTAGTCAAGAGCCCGTCTGGGTAAGTAATTGCAACTTCTTCGCCAACAACAACGTTACTACTGCACGAACAGGCAACGCGCATATTAAAGCAGCAGCTCTTGAAGTCAGCGCTGGCTCTGCTAACGCCAGCGTTGGACCTGATGCTGGTGGCAAATACTACGCCTACTGCTCAAGCATCATGGTCAGCAACTGTGAAATGCGAACGGCAGCGGGCTTTAAGCAGTTTGCAGTTGTGGTTGGAGCTTGCGACGGCTTCTACCTGCAGAACTGTCACTTACTCAACCATCAAGAGCAGGTGAGGATTAGTCGGGGTAATAGCCTATGCCCTTGCTCAAACATCAGAATCCAAGATTGCTTCTTTGACGGTGAATCTCCAAACACACTGAGGAATGTTTACATCGTTAGCAATGAAGCCCAAGTAGGCGGTTTCTCGGTCTCTGATGTCTACATCAGCAGCTGCAAGTTTAATGGCGTTGGTGATAACGCAGGCGGCGTAGAGGCGTGGGTAATCGCAGAGGATGTTGCTCTGCGTAATTTGCTTGTTGAAGGCAGTTTCTTTGATAAGGCCAGGAATGAGACCGCAGCTGCTATTGAGCTTAAGAAGGGTGATGCTCTTTGCAATATCTCAAATAACGTCTTTCTTTTAGAAGAGCTTCATGTACCTACGGTGCTAATCCGCTCAAATGCGACAAATGTAGCTGCCTCAGACATCTTTGGCCACATCTGCATTGACTCGAACAAGATTATTTGTAATGGCACGGCTGATCGACCTGACTACAATATACGCTTGGCTAACGCGCAAAACAAGGTCACGATAACTAACAACGTCTACTACGCCGACGCCGGGGTAGGCGGAGATGGGTTGGTGTACGACACGAAGACATCGGGAACCAGGTACGGCGACGGTACAACAAATAACAACATTGACATCTCGTAGACGCTTCCGTATGAAACTAGCCGACATCATCAAATACTACAAGGGCCTTCCTCATCAGGATAAGGCCCTAGAAGTAGCCCTTGAGATCCCTGGCGACTTAGAGTTTGCAAGGATCTGGAGAGGCGGAGCGCACCATCTAACATTGATACATCGCACTGCCCAGTATGGCCAACATTAAAATCTCCAAGCTGACTGCTCTCACCCCGCCTGATGCCGCCGACCTCGTGCCGGTGACCTTAATACCTATAAACTGACATTAGCTTTTACGCTTTAAATTGTCTATTCCCGTCATAAGCGCAGGCGTCGTTAACGCTCCCCATTGGGTCTATCGTCTTTTCTACAGCATAGACTACCCTGTAGACACCTTCGTTGTCTTTAACAACAACGGACGCGACGAAATCACTGAGGAGCTTGACGCGCTTAAAAAAGTCCCGCACAAATACGTCAAAAACGTCAAGGTCTGCCACCTGCCGGCCAACATCGGCTGCAGCGGCTACTGGAACCTGACAATTAAGTGCTTTATGAATGCGCCGTACTGGCTCATCGTAAATCATGACGTCATGTTCACTCCAGGCTTTCTCAAAGCAATGCACGAGAAAGCCCAAGACCCCGAAGTCGGCGTGGTGCACGGAGACAACGGCGCCTGGGACGTATTCCTGCTAAAAGACTGGGCAGTCCAAAAATACGGCCTGTTCGACGAGAACCTGTACCCCGCCTATTGCGAGGATCTTGACTGGGGTATGCGGTTCCAACACGATGAAGACTTTAAACGCGTCATGTCAGTCGGCGTGCCCTATTACCACGGTGAGCTGACTGGCTCCTACGCTGACGGATCCCAAACTTGGCGCTCCGAACCCGAGCTAGCCAACAAGATCCACATGGCGCACGAGCTCAACAAAACGTACATGCACGCCAAATGGTCCGAGGCGTGGCAAGGGCACGTTGAAGGTAAACCTTATAAGAACCCGTTTAACAACCCAGCGTTCCCGCCCTGTCTAACCACGTACAACCTTGAATTCGTGCGAGCTAAAAATTTAGGTTTCTAGCTTGATAGGATACAGCTATTAGTTAAATAACGGCTGTGCCCTTCTACAGTTCTCGTCCGTCAGAGCGGCGCTTAATTAACCGATTAGACGAAATCCTGACCGAGCGTGGCATTTCGTCTTTCCGGCTCAGCAAGTTAGCTGACCTATCGCCGACAACGACGCGCAACATCTGTTCGGACGAGTTCTACATTCCGAGTCCAGAAGTGCTGGAGAAAATCTGCATCGTACTGGAGGTGCAACCCGGCGAAATCTTGAAGCTTCGTAGTAAAATGGAACTAGAAGACGTAGCCGTTAGTTCATGTTCTCTGACTCCGATTACGAATTAGCGGCTCGCGTCCTGGGCTTACCTATTCCCCGGACCCCTGCAGAACGTGCTGCTGCGACTCCTATGGTCGCCACGGTGCTCAAGAACTACTACCGTGCTGCTCCTCCGATGCCCGGCATGGAAGGCAACGGCATGATGACGCAGCCGACTCGGTCGCTGAATGCGTATCCCGACACGTCTCAGCCTGAGATGAAAGTGCAACTAGAGCGACGTCTCCAGGCTGGCGTGTCCGACGAAGCTGCTGCCGAAGAAATTGAAGAGCTTGTTTCGGCGATTCTGGAGGACCCGTCGCTTATCGATGTGTTCCTGGCGTATATCCAGAACCTGACTCAGCAGGGTGACGAGGGTGCTGAGTACCTGAGCCGCCAACGTCCTGCCGAATTTGATCTGCCTAACTACGGCGGTCAGTACTCGATGCTAAACGCCCCCGCTTCGAACAACATTCCGCCCAGCGTGGCATTCCAGAACCTCGGCTGATGAACCTACGCGAACAACAACTCAGGGAACGGGACGTTCGCCGTGACGCACCGGAGCTGGATCCTGGTGTGTTTTTAAAAATGTATATTGCTTCTACATTCCCTCAGACATCTGCGTTACCTTCGCCGGAGCAACTGCAGAATATGGTTGGTGCTAATAACCCAGAAGATCAAGTAAAATCAAATAAGAAAATGGCTCTTTCGGGCACTCAATATGACAATCCGGGAGGTCAGTAACTAATGACTGTCGCAGCTGCAGCAGCCCCCGCCCTTGCGACTTTAGCTAGTCAGCTTTTAGCTGCTGGTCTGAGTTCTGCTGACGTGGCCACTGTTCTTAAGGGTCAAGGCGCATCTGCAGCGCCCCCGACTCCTGGAACTCCTCCTGGGTTCAATCGAAACTTAGTAGCCTCGATTCTTGCTGGCGGAGTCAGCGGCGCCTCGCCGGAAATTCTGGGAGCTTTGCGTGGCAAGCTTCCCGAGACTTCCAGTGCTCCAGGTTCTAAGGCAATTCTTAGCGAGGATCTGATTCCTCGCTTAATTGAACAAGAACGAGCTCGCCAGTTATTTGGCTGGATCGGTGGCCGAGGTTCTGGTCCTTCTGCTGAGGATGTTTATAAGCAGATTCGCGAAGATCGCCGCTCTGCACTAGAAGAGCTTGGTGCTCGTGAGCGTGCTCTGAAAGCTCTAGAAGGTCAGATCCAGGCTGCGATCCGGCAGATGGAACTGGGCGCCGGACTTAAACAAGCTGAGTTACAAGTTGGCGGCGACATCAAACGTGAAGAGCTGTCGTCCCTTGGCGAAATTCAGCGGCAGCGGGTGCAGTCTGGGTATTCGACGGCTCAGGGTCTGCTGAATACCGCGATCCAGAACATGACTGCTCCGCAGAATCTCGCTCAGAGTTCTGTTCTGCAGCAACTCGCCACCCAGGTGCCTTGATATGGCTAACACCCTTTTTGATCTCGAAAGCTGGACTAGAGAACCGGGACAGCTGGCCATCCTGGGAGGTAAGCCTGTTCTGTGGGCCGGCCCCGTTTATGGGTGGCAGAGTCCCGAAACTTATTACTCCACGGTTACTCCTCAGTATTTTGAAGGTAGGACCGGCGCTAAGACCCCGGCCGAGGTCTATGCCAAAGCCTCGTACTTAGAAGGCTTCGACCCGGATAAAAAGCGTCCCGCCGCCAAGCCGCCGAAGCAACCTACTGGTGCAGGTGCCGGTCAGACTGGAACTGTAACTCCTGGGACTGCGCCTCCGGCACCCGACCTGCCGCCCCCGCCGGCTACTAATCTGCCTGAGACCACGGCGCCTTATTCTGGAACCACGATTCCCCAGCAGCAGGATGAAACTGTTGCAGGACTTTTTGAGTACCTGAAGGAACTCGGTGATCCTGAGCGTCTCCGTAAGGTGGAGGACATGCGGCTTCAGAATCTTCTGAAGTCTCAGCTTCTAACTTCCGAGCTGACTCGCCAAGGTGAGCGAGCTCGGTATGCACGCGACATCGAAAAGGCGAACATCGACGCGTGGAAAGAGCGGCAGATTGCTATGTACAATGCGAATGCTGCTATGGCTGCTGATCTTGGCGCGGCGACAGTCGCAGCGTTTGCGCCGCCTAATGCTTCTGCATTGAGTTCTACGCTCTCGGCTGCTATGCAGCCTTTTAGCAACATCAGCTTTAAGCGAGGTTAATCCGATGGCAGTTGCACCTTTAGCCTTGGGGGCAATCAACGCAGCCGCCGGCGGAGGAGCCGCAGCTGGTTTAGGTTCGACTCTCGGCGGCATCGGAATGCTGGCCGGCGGTCTCGGTTCTGCGTTTGGCAGTATTTTCGGAGGAGGCGGGTCTTCCCAACCCGCTGATTACAGCTCGCTGTACGCTCAGTTGGCTCCGATCAATACTCGTTTGACGTATGCGGGTCAAGAGCTTATGGCTATGCTTGGTAATTACGGCGGAACTAAAGCTACACAGACCAACTTAATCGGTCAGTCTGTTTACGATATGTTCACTGGGGCTCGGTCTAAAGAGTCTCAGATGGATGGACTGCAGACCGGTATTGC